CCCGTCTTTCGTTTTGTATATCATTCTCTTACCCTTTCAAATCCGAGCGACTTAACGGCTGTGCTGTACTGAAAAAGCCTGTTCTCCATCCTCTCACCGGCGTCCTTGGCCTTCTCGGCCACTTCCATGATGTCACGGAACGCCTGATAAACTCCGCAGTATTCTGCAGATACTTCCGGCAGCTCCTCAAGCTGCTCCTTGCAGATGGCAATGATTTCCTCATGCATCGTGCAAATCAGTTCATTACTATTCGTTTTAATCTCCTCCCATCCGTAATTTCCATCTGACCATCTTCTGGGCCTTGATAGCTTTTACTCGCTCATCGGCAATGATGCTTTTGAGCTGGTCAAGGATGAGCAGGACATCTGCAGTCTCCTCGGTCAGGGAATCAATGCATTCCATCTCCGACTTCGGAGTTGGATTCTCTCCACGGTACTTCCGGGCGAGCTTAAGGGCTGCGTGCGACAGCTCGGAACTTTCCTCTGCCAGCATCTCAAGCATTGCCGCCTTCCCGATCAAATCAATCATCTGCTCTCCCTCTCATCATTTTCATGCTTTTTTCTGTGCCTCTCTCCGGATCCGGATGTCCGGCCGGTGCATTTCCTGGCTCTCAATCGCCTTATTGAATTCCTCACGCTGCTGCTCCTCGCTGAGTGTAAGGTAGCCGGCAGTGGTGTTGATGTTCTCGTGTCCCATGAGATCTTTCAAAAGTGCAATATCTTTGTTGACCTTGAGGAACTCTATCGCGTACAAGTGGCGGAACGCATGAGGGTGCGCTCGTTCCCGCGGGACACCGTACTTGACCGCCCATCTTGCTAGATCTGCGGCAGCTCCCCGCGTCGTCATCTGGTTCCCGAAGCGGTTCGGGAATAATAAGTTCCCGGGGACATTCTGAAAATAATCTGCAGACTCGTAAATAAGAATGTCCGGGATGCGGATCCGTCTTATCTTTCCCTTGGTCCACATCTCACAAGCACCCGTTTCAAGTCCTGATTTATCCAGGCGAACGAACTCAGAGATTCTTGCTCCGGTCTTGGCCAGAAAAACGGTCATCCAGTATCCGCGGATATTCCCATCACCCAGCAGGCCGGCTATCATCTGCTCGTACTGGTCGACGGTGATCACGTTTTCGACTGTCGGCTTGGCCTGCACCCTGACCGTCTTGACCTTGCAGTCGTGCCGGCCAATAAATTCACAGAATCGATTCAGCGCCGTTGTTCTGTTTGCTGCCGTCTTAGGAGCATATCCCGCTACCTGTCCGAGCTTATAAGATACTGCGTGTTCCTTCGTGAGCGTCCCGTACTCCTCCAGAAAGCTCTCGACTGCATAACAGTAACTCCGTATCGTTGACGGGCTTTTCTCATCGTCGACAAGATACTCACGGAACTTTTCAACCTCCGGTCTCATCCTGCTCCCTCATGTGCCGGCGGGGCGCCGAGAAGTGCGCTCTCGATCTGCTTCATTTCATCAGCTGACCGCTGCCGCTGCTCGAAATTATAAAAACTGCCTTTCGGTTTCTTCTCGGCCGTACCGCTGCCGCTCCGCGGCTTAGCTAACGGAAAGAAGCTCTTCCATTTGTGAATGGTGGCTTCGTCTATAATCGCCGCCTGCTCCTTCGGATCCGTGGACAATTCCGTCAGCTTCTTGATCAGCCGGTTGATCTGGTAGTCTGTCAGCTTCTCCTCTCTCGCTTCGAGGTATGCGGTAAAAGCCTCATTGACTGACGATTCACTGAAATATGCACCGCCGCGCGATATAGATATATTTTCCTTTACTTTACTTTTATTTACTTTTCTTTTCTTTGTGGTGTTTTTCTCGGAATTACTCCCGTTTTTCTCGGAAAAACCCGCGTTTTTCTCGGAATTACTTAAAAAAGGTTTCACTTTAATAAAGCTCTCGGTCTCCTCATCTTCGAGAAGCCAGAACTCTGCTCTGACTTCGACGGCATTTTTCGAAGCCCTAACCTTAACAGCTTCCTGATACCGCCTCTGTATTCCGGTGGAGGTTATGACAGTGACCGGAACAACAAGTGTGCTGGTGATGGATACCAGTAGTGACCGGCTGAACAAGTATTCCATAATCTGCCTGACCTTTTCGCGGGACATTCCGAGATCCTGCGATGCAATGAGTTCGAGATCTTCATTGAGCTCGATATAGTAGCCCTTATCCTTGTAGATCCTCGTCAGGAGATACATGTAACATGTAAATCCGTCAGCCCCGAATTTGGCCATGAGGATCCTTATCCCGAAATCATTGAAAATATCCGTATCAACGGGGAAGTAATCGAGGCCTTGTTTACGTGGTCTTCCCATATGATTACCTCCATCAGGTTAGTAGTTCGGACCGATCAATACAGCCCGTAGCATTTCAGATCAGTCCATTCCTCAGCAGCTCCGCCGATCTCTACGGTGAGCCCTTCATTCACTGAGTACAGTTTCCTCGCGGTGATCTCAATCACCTGCGAATCGTCGTGATAGGCTACCTTGTTCAGGGCGTCCAGCACGACCTTTGTGATATTGTCGACGTCCGGTTTCCTGGTCGGGAACTTCTCACCGTTCTGGATCTTTATCATGTCCTTTTTCGTTGTCCTGGCTGCCGGCTTATAATATGCCGTGATCCGGATCCTGACCGGCACGCCCTTAGCAAATACCAGTTCCTTCGGATTCCCTGCCTCGAACAGGAACGCGTTCAATATCCTGTATTCATAGTATTCCGTCCGCTCCGGCGTGTAGCTGATCGAATCGCCTTTCTTCGTGCGGACTGTTCGCGCCCTGGCCTTGCCCTGAGGCGGCCCCGGGACGCTGAATGTTATCATTGTCTCTTATATACCTCCTTTCGCATGCTTTCCGCGATGGCAGCGGACCGCTGCCTGTCGCAGGATCATCACAGCGCCGGATCATCCGACGTTCTGACGGTCCTACGAAAAAAGGGGCAGATATACCTACCCCTGAAAATGACACACATCACCCACTGACGCACGATATCACTTCCCGGAGGAGCTTGATCTCGTGTTCATTCAGATCATGCCTCACCTCACCGACGAAGTAATACGGCTGCTTGCTTCGCGGATATTTTATGGCATATGTGATGATGTTCTTTGTCTTGCTGTCTTCGATTCTGATGTAAGCTTTGAGCTTCCCGTGCTGAATCTCTGCCCTGATTGATTTCGTCTGCATTTTAATTTCTTCCTTTCGTGTCCTGGCTCTGCATTTTACCGGCTGGCCTCGGTCGCCCATCGGGCGGCTGCATTACGGGTCTTTACAAATATCGGGGCGGTATCATGTTACGGATTGCCAAAATGAGGCATTTATATGGTTTTTGTCAGTAGTGTGCATTTGCTATATTCTGCCGCTGATCATTTGCTGCGTATTCGTACAATGATCAGATTTTTCGTGAGATCCGCCCCGATTTATTCAGTTGTCGTTTGTGCTGCTATCCGGCAGCGGTAGTTAGCTCATCTCATAGGTTGTCCTCTCTTTCTGCTTTATTTCGGCATGTGTCTATAACGACGGGGCTAAAAGTAAAATGCATATAAACTAAATCGCGGAATCAGATATATCGAAAAATTCATTGTTTGAAACAGCCCCGTAATTACCGGCCCGTACCGCTGCCAGCCGGCAGCGGTACAGCACTAAAATATAAAGGAGTACGCATACGATGGCTTAACGATGCGCGAATACGGAACGGCGGGACTCGGACCCGCTGAGGCTTGTGAGTATCAGGTAGGTTTCACGATTATTCAGCAGTTGGCAGCTTGCTTTATATGTTTCTAAAGGACTAAAAATGCGCCTCTGCTCCCTGTGAGCTCGTTCCGGGATTCCCTCCGGAGACCGGAGGGACCGACATATGAGGAATAAAAATGCTCTTCCCGGGCTATCGCCCGGAAGGCAGGACGGCGGGCATGACCCCGCTACCGGAGGTTATGGGATTTGTTGGGATAAGGGCACCCTCCGGCACTCCCTTCCGGAGCATCCAGCATGACCGGGCATTCACCCGGATATCATCTTTGCGGCGATCTCCCTGACGATCGCGCCGGCGATCAGATCCGGATCTACGCTGAGCTGCTGGGTGATGAATACGTCTGATGTGACTCCCAGATCCCGCTCAGCTTCCCTGACATCGAATTCAGGAACATACTTCTTGGAATCTTTGTTCCGAAGGCGGTCACGATAGCTCATGTAATCGGTGAGTACCGCGTACCTTATCTGCAGGAGCTTACCTGACCCCCTGAGTGCATACGGGCCGTAGCGCTTCCCGACTCCGGAATAACTCCGGATCTCGGATATTATCGTCTTCATCGCGGTCGTGGAAAGCCCAAGTTCTTCCATGGCCTCTGTCCTTGTTATATATTGTTTCATATTCATTTCCTTCCTTTCACGTGTGCCGGCATTGCCGGCTTAATGCCCCCTCGGAGCGTTTGAAGCTCCTTAGCACAGCCGTCCGCCGTAAGAGGGACTTATCCTTGGAGGAATTCTGCAAATGAAATACAGAAAACCGATGAAGGCCGCGGGATTCGAACCCGCTCAGCGTGGAAAGACTGACAGAAACACGCCTACTCCAGCACCCTCATAATTCCGGCTATCGCCCGCCGGATGGGAATTATCTGGCCATGTCGTACATTTCCTGCTCGATCTCCATCAGGGCCGCGTTGTACTCCTCCCATTCATCAAATGTGAGGATGTCCAACGTCTGCGCAACTGTAAGCATCCCACTGAGGAAACTCATGCTTCTTATCGCGCCCGAGAAAAACAGGCACCCTTCCTCTGCATCCGACAGCTTAGTAGCACAGATTATGTTGATCTCCCTGCGGAGAGCCCAGAGAAATGTGTTCCTCATGTTCTCTTTCTTTTCGAGCGCATCTGCTGCCATTTCGATAGCTTCAGACAGATCTATGCACTTTTTGCTAAATTTGTTGTCATTTGTTTCATTGTCGACTCCGCTGCAATCCCTGAGCAGATACCGCTCTTCCATCAGCAGCTTATTCGCTTCCTTTGCTTCCATATGTGCCTCCTTCCTTACAAGGGAGTCACGTTTCACGACGCCCTTAATTGATTCCATCCTTATCCTGTCTTTAAAATATTTTCCTTTCTGCTTGGGTATTGATTTGATTTGAAAACTTTGACCGTTCTCTATCCAGCGCTCTCCTCCCTGATCGGGGATCACTGCACACGCTGGGGGAATCGGGATGACAGGAATCGAACCTGTATCAATCACAGGAGTCCGCCTGCACGTCACGCTATTGCGGATTACTCTACCGTTGAGTTACATCCCGTTGTTGCCGGTCTTTCCCGGCTGTCAGAGCGTTTTACCTTACAAGCTCACAACGTATCCAGTATCTTCTTCCTTGCGTCACGCACTGGCGCCCGACTGCCTGAGGCTCATCTTCAGGATTTCGGATAGTGCACATATGCTTGACGTCAAACACTATTCAGAAGCCAAATCGGGATAGCAGGATTCGAACCTGCAGCCTCCGGTTATGAGGGGTCCCGGCGCTCTACCATTGAGCTACATCCCGTTGTTGCCGGTCTTTCCCGGCTGCCACAGTGTATTTATTCGTACTTTGCTGCGCTACCTTACACTGCCATTACGTCGCGCTCCCACTTGTCACGGAAATGGGAGGGAACCGGATGAATTAACCGAACATCACCGGACGGACTCCTTACAGCGCACCGCCTTGCCGCCCTTTATTCCTTTTTGTGAGGTGATGAATAAAGAGTAAGAACGTCCACCTCGACGGGATGACAGGAATCGAACCCGCTAAGTCCATTGACTTTCGCCAACCGCTCTGCCATTGAGCTACATCCCGAAAAATAAAAATCCCTTCTACTTACTTATTTCTGAATTTTTTTCGAGTTTTAAACTCGAAAAAACTCGAATTAACGAAAAATTAATCTTTTGTTCTCTTCGCCGCCCGTTCTTTCCTACGGAGCTTAGCCAGGTGTTTAATTTCCTGCTTCCTGGCGTGCTGGCGGCGGATTCTCTCCGCCGCCCTCATGCGCTCGCCTTAGGAGGAGACGGCAAATTCTTGAGTGCTATCATGATTTCGCCCACATTCAAAAGCTTCGGCCGTTCCTCTTTCCCAAGCTCCCGGAAAATCTGCAGAAGCTTGTCTTCCTGCTCGCGTTCGCTCATTTTTGACACCCCCTTTCGGTTCGTTGCTTGTTGTATGTTTCCTATGCCAACATGATAAACCCCATAGCCAACCATGTCAATACATTTTTGTACCCTTTGCCAACTTTTTATTGATTCGGCAAACCAATGATGATAAATTAAAATCAAGGAGGTGATAACTTGAACGAGGGAGTAAGAGTTAAAGAAATAAGAGATAGCCTGAACCTCACAATGGAAAAATTCGGTTCTGCACTTGGCGTAGGAAAAACAGCGATATCGAAAATTGAAAAAGGCGAACGCTCGCTTACCGACCAGATGGCAAAAGCTATATGCAGAGAATACTCCGTTAATGAGGAATGGCTAAGGAATGGAAGCGGTGAGATGTTCGCAGCACGCCCGATCGGAGACGACCTGAAGGCGCGGATTGATTATTTTCTTCCGGATGAGAGTGAGAGCTTCCGCTTAAGGTTGGCCAGATTAATACTCAGCATGGATAAAGAAGACATGGCAAAACTGGAAGCTTATGCAAAAAAATACCTCTTCCCGGAAGAAACTGAATTCGAGTCAATTGATCAGAAAGTCGAGAGCTACCGGGCAGAGCTGGAGGCTGAGGCTTCTTCTGAAAAGTCAAAAGCTTCACAGACTTCCAGAGACGCATGAAAAAACGAAAATAGGGGTAAAAGTGATGATGAGGAAAATACTTGCTGCTATGGCGGCAGCCACAATATGCTTAACGGCGTGCGCAGCTCCTGCGCCGCCGGCAATTAAAACGACTGAGGAAAAGATTGGGAATCTTACGATTCAAGCGCCCATCGGATGGGAGAAAGATGTTGATGATAGTTATGACCTTTTCACATCGTACACATATAAGAAAGTCGAAAACGATAAAGGAATTGCCTTCCTGACAATTTACGTCGATAAGGATTCTAAGGAAGATTTCTCCATGTCTGATTTCGACTACTTATTTGATGAAGAACACGACGGGATTGATATAGTTTTTAGCCAAGTCGACGACACATTTATCGGTGATAAGCCGGTCCGTCAAGGCTCTGGCACATGGCAAACAAATTATGACGGGACTGTCGGAGACCTGTACGATCTGACGCGAGCGGCCATGTACGACGCTGATCACAAACAAATCCAAGTTGATTACATGTATTTGGATGAGAAAGCAAAGGAAGGCTATGCAGACTATGCATATACACTCATGAGCACAATGCAGCTGATTTATGACTATCAATATACCACTGAATAAAAAAAGACCGCCCTGCTGCGATAGAGCGGTCTTCCGGGATGCAGTTATCAGCAGCCCTTAATACTAAGACAGCTAAATTATAACTGCATCCCTCTTAATTTGCAAGCACGGAGGACTCTATGTGGATTCAAAAACGAGGGAACAAATACCGGTATATGGAGCGATATATCGATCCAATCACGGGAAAACAGCAGTATGTGACGTGTACGCTCGAAAAAGACACACCGCAGTACCAGCGCAAAGCGTCGGCCATCCTGCAGGACAAGATCACGGAAAAACTCCAGGCATCCGCAGCACCCGACAAAATTACCCTGCAGACTCTCATGGATAAGTATGCAAAGTATCAATCAGTAACCGTCAAGGAAACGACAGCTGTCCGGAACTCTTACCAGGCCGCGGCCGTTGGCAGGATCCTCGGCGGACAGTCCATAGTAAGCAGCCTGACCGCTGCCTATGTGACCGATAAGCTGATCAGCGCCGGGGAAACGCCGGCATGCACAAATGGCCGGATAAAATATCTTAAAGCTTGTATCAGGTGGGGGTATAAGATGGACTTGGTTGAGTCTCCTGCTCTGGCCGACAAGATAAGCTATCTCCCGGACCCGGGAAAAAAGGAGAAACTCATGACGAAATTTATGGAACCGGAGGAACTGCAGAAGCTGCTTGACTCGATGAATAATAACCGCTGGAAGCTCCTCACCCGTTTCCTTTGCCTCTCCGGGCTTAGGATCGGTGAGTTGATCGCACTGACTGACAAAGATGTCGGTGATAAGTATATCCATGTCAGTAAGACTTATGATGTCAAACTCGATAAGCTGCACGACACTCCGAAGACCGACACGTCGAATAGGGATGTTTACATCCAGAAAGAATTGGCGGACTGTATAAAAGAAATGAGGAAGGAACGACGGATCATGCTCCTGGCCGCAGGAGCTTCGTCACATCTTTTCTATCCGGATGCCAAAGGAGGCTACCTTCATTATTCTGCTTTTAATAAATACCTTGCTGAGAATTCTCTTCGTGTGCTTGGCCGGAAGCTGACTTCGCATGCGTGCCGGCACACGATGACCAGCATCTTCGCGGCGCAGGATGCGAGCATCGACACAATCAGCCGGAGACTTGGCCATAGCGATTCCAAGATCACAAAAGAGATCTATCTGCATGTGACGGGTGAACAGCGCAAAAAAGATGAGGCACAGATTGACAATATCCGCATGTTAAGCAGTTGATACCAGGTAGCAAAATGGTAGCATTTATTCTTTTCTTTTGCGACTTCTGGCGACCGATTTTATATTTTAGGACATCCCGGAAGACAGTGTAATTATCAATAAATCCGCCATCATGTGTCTGCACGTGACCAGTGTATGAGGGTACACTGTCTCCACTAACACAAAATCCCGTTTTTGTTGAATATATCAGCAAAAACGGGATTTTTTTATGTGCAAAAAATAGAAATGGTAGCAGAATGGTAGCATTTTAATTCGAATAAAAAGTTTTGCATATTGCGCAAATAGTCTTCAGGGATTCTGATCCCTGATGTGGATTTAAAAGTTAATGTTTAAAGTGGCATGCACAACGAAAAAAAAGAGGAGGCGAAAAACCTCCTCTTTTTGTATGTCTTTAAAAAGATCAGCAAGGATAGCATAAGGATATCCTTATGCGTGATTTCACAACTTCGCAAGCAGGGCGTGGGTATATACCGACGCATGAATTAAAGTTGCAAGCAGTGTAAATTGATATCAAATCAATTTATTTTTGGAGAACCCAACCCCCGAAGAGGCTGAACAATTATCTTTTGTATTTTATGCAAAAATACAAAGATTTTTTGTATCTTGCGATATTTTAGTGATATTCAAAAGTTAGTCAAATGTTAGTCAAATGTTAGTCAACCAACTTAAGAATGTCCGGACCACTCAGGTACTCCGTCCCGAGCGCCTTTGCAAGGCCTGCGCCGAATGTTCCCGGAACTTCTACCCCGTTCGGGTTCCTGCCCTTCAGGTACATGATAATCTCGACCGCCGTGACCATGTCCTGACATTCGCCGCGTTTGATATAATGCCCCTCAAACGTCCCACGGGTCTTCTCGCCGACGATTCCATCAATGGACAGGTTAGCGTCCCAGTCTATATTGGCCGCCCTCTGGAGGCATCTTACGGCGTTTTTCCTGCTCTCCTTGCCATAGACGCCATCGCAATCAATATGATGAGCGCAGTAGTTAATGCTGTGCCTCTGCCCGGTCGCTACAAGGCGCTGGACGGGCGTCAGGACTCTCTCCGGGGCGTTCCCGAGGTATTCAGCCACTTTTGCCTTGAACTGCTCCCACGTCCAGTTTGGTCCGTCGCCCGGGTTGTCGATATAGGGTGACGGGCAGTGCTTTGTGGTGATATCGCCGTGACGGAGCAGGTGGTCCATCGGGATGTTGTATTCCGACATAATCCACGCCGTGAGTCGTGCGCATGCTTCTTGTGTGGCTTTCGTGAAAAACCAGCGGTCGCCGATCGAGTACGTCGCGCACTCGATCCCGATGGTGTTCGCATTCCTGGCATACGGGTGGATGTAGCGGAATCCCGAGGATGCGCCGACGTGCCAGAGCTTGTCTGTCACTTTGGCCGCCTGCGAGCATCTTCCGTCAAGGTAAACAAAAAAGTGGCCGCCGTATCCGCCTCCGTAAAGGTCAGGATTCTCGCCATTAACACCCAGATAATGTATAGCAATGTACTCGTGACTGTTCGCGTTGTGTGCTGGGACCTGATCCTCATTTTCTGCAATCCGATTGATAATTGTAGGTTTCACCATCTTTTTTACCTCATCATACTTTGTGAGATTATGTTTCTCTATGATTCGCATGATCGCCCGGCTGTACTCCGGATCTGTGCAGTATCCACGGCTCCGAACGCCCTCGATCAGCGTGTACGGGTCTTTCGTCCCGAGCAGGTCGCGGTATTTGAAAGCGCCTCCGACATCATAGCGGGCGTCTCTCATGAACTGGCAGTAGTCATAGAAGCAGTCCAGGATGCTGCTGTAGCTCCGGAATTCGTCCGTGATGTATGTCTTCCTCCCGTTGTACCATTCCGGCGTCCTCTTCGTGATGCATACGCCGTGCCAGTAGTTGCTCTTCCATGTGGAGTTTAAAAGTTCCCGTTTCATCCCGAGGAGGTTGTTCGCCTCCACGAGCACGGCGCATTCCGGGTCCGCCCCGTAGCCGTTCTCCTGACAGGTCTGAGCGATGAGGACGGAAGGAAGATAGCCGTACATTTTCGCGGCTCTCTGAGCGTCTCCTGCAATCAAATCAATCCACTGTTTTTCTGTCATACTTGCCTCCATATACAGAAAAAGCGGAGAGCCTCAGCTCCCCGCCTTGTAAGTAAAGTTGTTTATTTACTCGATTTTGTCTATATGCTCTGCAGAGCCGCCTTCACTGTCAATTTTATCTTTAAGCCCTGCGATGTATTTAGCCAGCCAATCCGGGACATCTGCGCCCATCCTTCCGGAATTCTCGATTATGCTAAGCATTTCGTTAAGCAAGAACCACGACGTGACCAGAAGCGAGAAAAGCGTCGTGATCGGCGGATTGAAATTCATCTGTATGGCCAGCGTTGCAACAATATAATCAAGGACCATAGAGACGACAATCACACAAAGAATCCCGAATTTTTTAATAATACCGTTCATCCCGACGGCGCTTGACCATCCGTATTTAGGATCGTCCGGATGTTCAACGGCTTCCTTTTTTGCCGCCAGCATGCCGGTGATGTAATCGATTACCATCATGAGCACGAGCAGCCCGATGAGCGGGATAAGCATGCCAAGTTTCTCGGATACGTACGCGATCGCTGCGGAAACGAGCCCCGCGATTAAATAATATGTTTCTTTCACTGTTCTACCTCCTTTAAATAAAAAAGCACCTGTGCGGGTGCTTTTGGTGATCATTAAATATGTTACTGTTAGCCCGACCATTTACGGTCTATCTCTTGCTTGCTTCAAGTAAACCTCCTTATTTACTGCAAAAATCTTGCATGATCTGCTTTGACCTTTTCTTTTGCCACATGTGCATAACGCATTGTTGTACTGATTTCAGAGTGGCCAAGGACCGCCTGTACGGATTCGACCGGCATCCCCCGGTTGATAGCCGTCGTGGCCATCGTGTGCCGGAATCTATGCGGGATCACATCAGAGACTCCGGACTCGGGTGTCAGCTTGTGAAGACACCTTCTTACTGCTGACGGTGAAATTCTTTTGTGCGGTTTCCGCGAAGAAACGAAAAGCGCGGGATTATCATCATTTCTTGAATCCAGATATTTCCTGATTGAAACAACAGCTGTAGCATCAATATAAGAGGTCCGCCACTTTTCACCTTTTCCAAGGACGACTATTTCTCTCCGTTCTAAATCTACATCCTTTATATTCAAGCCAACACATTCGGCTACCCGAATTCCGGAAGAAGTCAGCAAATCTATGATTGCCCTCTCCCGATCTGTCTTGCAAGCCATCCGCAACGATTCAATCTGGACATCCTGGTAAGCCGTCCGAGGTCTCATATCGTTTTTTTCTGGTTTGATTCGTACAGATGGATCTTTTGAAATATATTCTTCCTGATAGAGCCATGAGAAGAATGAGCGAATAATTGATTTCCTCTGGTTGATCGTCGATTTAGACAGCCGTTTGCCTGTCCGTTTATCCGTGCTTATGTCCTGGATAAAAAGCCTCAGATGATTTACGGTAATCTGCTCCAGAGGAAGGCATAGCTGAAAAAGCAGCTTTTCCAGGCACATTCTATACTGCTCCTTTGTGCCGGCCTTCATACATCCGTCCTGTTCCTTTGAAGCCATATAAATATAATAGGCTTCCGGGAGCTGGTAGTCCGGAACGGACAACTCTGTCGAGATCTGTTCAATCTGGAACCCCATCGTGTAAATGTTAAGCAGATCCTTGACGGCGCGTATCTGCTCCGGAGGAAGAACGCCCTGCAGCCTAAGGCAGAATCCTTCCGTGAAACTGTCGCACATAAAAACACCCCTTTCCGCATTGTCTCTTGCAGACCAGGGGTGTTACTTGTTATAATATCCCTGACCGCAAGGTTTGTGCGGGTCGGGATTTGTTCTTTGCCGAGAGCTTCCCGACCCGCTCTCTTTTTATTGTTCTATACTTATAATATCATAAATATGCTTATAGAACAAGCGTTCTGTGCTGTTTTTCAGGTGTTTTGTTAAGTAAATGCCCGGCTTAGATTTTTTGATAGCAGATTTTATTGTTACCGACACAAATGCCGGGAACATATGCCGTGTGACTTGCTACCACCTCATACAATGCTTATCATACAAGTGGGAGGTGATAGCATGGCACCACCAAAAAAGAGCGACAAGGATAAACATATAAAAATGTCTGTGTCATTTGAACCCCGACAGTTCGACCAGCTCATGCACTACTGTCAAATCAATGAGCGGTCTGCTTCCTGGGTGATCCGGAAGGCGCTGTCTGATTGGTTCGAGAAACATAAAGATGATGTCGCTCCATGATCAGCGGCCCCGTTCATCCGGGGCCGTTTGATTTATTGCTACCACATCATACCATTACGCATTAGGTGGTATAGTTACTACTAAATGCCCGTTTAGTGCATTATTTTAATAAGTAAAACTTCTGTCAGAACCGCGCCCAATTCTGACAAAATTTATTGTCCGATTGGTGTAGTCTATAGTGATGACATCAAAACATTGCTGATCAGTCGGCACAGTGATCGTGTTTTCGCGCGTACTGTCTGTATTTGTTAATACGATAGGTATTTTAGCTGGGTTATCCGCACTATCGCTATCGTAGGATGCATCGAAATGTGTATGCCCACCAAGATATAAAACAATTTCTCCGTTCGTGTTTGAAAAATCGTAAGTTACACTATCTACCACAACGCTTGTTTTTGCATTAAACGCATGGATGATATTACAGAGTTTTATCGAATCCGGTTTTATAGTAATATTTGATGCGCTTGTTTCCGATACAATCCAATGCTGAATTATTACAATGTGATAATCGGCAGGTGTCTCATTCAACAAAGCACAAATATTTGGAATTGTTTCTGCGTCGAATTCTCCATACTGTCCGCTGTCAACAAATACAAATCTTGTTTTGCTATCAATACGGTCAAAATAGAAGTTGATAGCGTTATCTGAGAAATAGTGATTGCTATAACTATACGGTTTTTGAGTAAGTCCAAATACAGTATTGGGTGAAAACATATTTTCATCGCGTTCTTCGGTTGTTGACCAGTTCAAAGAATTAGCATCGTGATTGCCAAAAGCAACTTTGAACTCATAATCCGTATAACTGTATGCCTTGATGCAATTACGCATTGTTTCGATTGCGACATCTTTTTCTGCGGTATTTATTAAATCTCCGCCACAAAGCACAATCTTCACGTTGCTATTATTCAGTATATACCTGATTAAAGCCGGAGAATGTTTATAGTTTGTTTCCCAATGCAAGTCGGTAATGAAAATAAATGTTTCGCCGTTGCGACCAACACTATTTATATTATCTGCAATTTCAGCAATTTTTGTTTCCAGTTGACTATCATAATAAGGTGGCACTTGTTCATATCCGATTATTGATTCAATTTCATCTAATCTTTCATAGATGCTGTTGAAATTTATAACCAACAACGATGAAAGTGCGGTGATGTCGCTTTGTGCTATGGGGGTCAAGTTAGAAATCATTATCCCGTAATATCCATCATTAGGGATAATATAGTCTCTTGTTTGCCAACCCGGCTGTGTAATGCCAATGCCGTTTTTAGTTTTTTCTGCTACATAGAATCTCGCGTCTGTATAATCTGTCAATTTAACGACAGACCCTTTTGGCAAGAACAATTTATAGTTGCTTGGTGTACGAACCATTGTGTTTCCGTCCGTATATGTCCATGCACTGCCTACATTAGCAGTGAACCATCCAAATTCAAATATTGCGGATAATCCGTCACCGAAGATTCGATTGTTTAATAAATCCAACGAAGTGTTTGTAGCAGACAAATCATCAATTTTATTAGTCAGATTATCATCGTTCTTATAAACTTTAACGACAGCATTAACATCTGCCGGCACAATATCGGTATTTTCTTGACGAGCGACTGCAACAGATATTTGTACATCGCTTTCTGCTGTGTATTCAAGCTCATTGTAACGCCACGATGAATTTAAAATATTGGTATATTTGCCTGTTGTACTATCTACTGTCCAGGCAATTATAGAAACCCTATCATTGTTCGGAGTTATCCGCAATATTTCACCATGATGTAATGTAAAATCAGGCTTGATACCGCATCTATCAGTTCTGTTTCCGAACGTGTGATATACTCCGTAGTTTCCTTGATTCCATGAATTGTAAACTGTGGGTTCACCAACATATTCTGTAACTTTGTTCAAATTGTTACTTATATTTTCGATTTTAACATCTGTATAATCCCGTTCATGTATAACCAACGAGCCAATGTTTGCAGATATGCTTTTATACTCCGCAGAATCGTTGTCAGTATATAACTGCACAAAAATATATTTATTTGTTGCGTCTGTTTCGACATATAAAGGATCAGAGGATGCGCTATAGTTTGTAACATAGTTTGCCAACAATGTTGCTGAGGGTGGATTTGCATCCGAATAGCACCCTGCACGCATAATAGTAGGCGTTGATTTCTTTATAACATAACTAGCGTTCGGCTTTCCCTCAACACAAATGGTGTATGCGTTGCCTGTATATCTGATTTTGTGGTCTCCATCACTAATATATGCGTTCATTTCGGTTGCATCCTGTACAAGATTACCCGAAATATAGTTTAATGCGTTTCTTAAATCAGCCTCTTTGACATCTAAAGATCCATTTACTGCACTAAGCGCATCCCCGACTTTCTTTGCATCCGCTGCCGCTCCGGAGACAGAAAGTGATCCGTCTACTGCAACCTGACCCTCACCGACTTCAAGCTCCGCCGGAATAAGCTTACCATCACTGCCTACTGTCAGCACCTTGCCGGCGTCCGCCGATCCCCCGGATGTCTTGAGTTCTTCGATGCTCTTAACCTGGAGTGCCTTAATCATGGCTATTGTTTCGCCGTTCATAGTCCACCTCCTTATCCGAGCTTTCGCCAGACCGAATTGGTCTCATCGTACATGTATGCAGCGCTGGTATTCATCTCGAAAAACACGGATCCATTGCCGATCCTCGTACCGCCATACGTGCCGGTCGGCTTGGTGTCGGTCGAGAGTCCCGCAAAGCTGAAGACCTCACGGCTTTTCATCACCCCTTCGACAATCATGGACGGGGCCGGGCTTGACGACGTGATTGTAACCATCTCTATACCTCCTTATTCATAGTGCATTGTGATCGAAGCGCCTATGCCGCATACCGCATTATTGACAACATCGGAAAAAGCTGTCGTCTTGCTGATCGCGACATTTATTCCAACCTGTGTTGATGTCGCTGTTACCGTATACCCTGACGCTGTGGCCACATCCGTCCCGCTGGAAAGGATGTAATTACCACCCTGTCGTGCATTGACCTTCAGCGTCGTGACCGTAACCGTCGGCAGGGCGGCCGCTTCGGTCGGCATCGCGTGCGGGATTGTAAAGCGGATCTCTGTGCCGCCAGATGTTACATATCCGGCACCGTCCCAGGTAATGGACTGATTAGCATTCTTGCGCGGTCCTTCCGCGATTTGCCGCCAGCCGTACCAGATACTGACATGCGCTACATATGTCCGCACGAAGATGTCGCCGTGATAGGTCATGATAATCTGTGCGCGGCTTTCCTTCGTGAACGGGGCCGGCAGCACCCACATGACAAAAGCCTGTGTTGTCGGCGCATTTGTAAGGGCAGTCGCAACCGAGACGGACGGAGCAAGGTAACTGCCAACCGTTAAGACGTCGTTGAGATCTGTCAGAGATGTGCTTCCGAGGATCTTTGTATCATCATAGATGCCCTGATTTCCGTCAACGCGCTCATCTATGACGAGGCGGGACACGCTCACGCATCTCTGACCGTCCGTGCCTGCGATGTCTGTCAGCATGTAAATTGTGCCGCCAACATCGACAAGCGCTTTCGGCTCATCGCCGCCATGATAATGCGACGGTATGCGATACGCTTTTTTAAGGATGTTGTAACTCGAATAATCATGCTGGACGAGATACGCGCCGCTGCTTCCCGTGAGCAGCTGAAGCATCTGGCCATCAATGACAGCACCCTGCTCAACATAGAGCGTGCCCGTATCTCCGACAAGCTCGGAAATGTCATCTCCAACCGAAAGAAAATGCTTATCCAGCTCCGCGAACGCGCTGTCGTGTACGATACAGATGTCGCCATCCTCGCTGTAGCAATTGACGTAGTAGATATCGCGATCCTCGTCATAAAGGATACTACGCACGTTCAGATGTACGGGCAGCGTTACGAACGCCTCAAACGTCAGAGTGTCGGGGTCGATCCTGGCGATCTGGTTGTGACCGTCGCCGCAGGCGGCATAGATTTTATGTGTCTTTGCGTTGTAGCAAATGCCCGCTCCGCTGCCGACTCCGGATATGACCTTTGACATATCGGAAATCGGATTAAAATCCGTATCATATGCCGTGAGAACTATATCTCCGGAATCCTCCACGCCTGAATATGTCGTGCCGTACGCCACAACGATCCTGTTATTTGCGGAATCGTAACATGCCCCGCAGAGCGTGTAATCCCGTGCGTTCCCGGAAGAGGCGTTAAACTGCTTGACCAGCCGCTCGATGGGCGAGCTAGATCTGAGCTCACTGCTCACAATCAGCGGACTTACCGCATACGTCCCGCAGTTATCGATCACAATACTGTCGTCCGACCAGATCGGAGCGCTGAGCTTATACGATGCCGGCGGGACTACTACCTTGTGGCCGCTTGCCAGCGCCGCCTCAAATGCCGCCTTATCGTCTGTCGTGCCGTCAGCCTTCGCGCCGAACATCTGAGGAGTGACAAATCCCGTGTCATACGCCGCGGCGTTGCCGGATCCGTCGAAACCGAGAAACCGCTGAGGGATTCCGGTCGACGCGAGGGAAGAAGCAAGCGCCTGGAGCATCTGAGGCATGCCCTCGATGTTCTGGACCGCATTGGTGACGTTATCAACGGCCGTGTTTGCTACGTTCTGGGCGTTCTCCGCGGCCCTCTGTGCCGCCTGCGCTGACGCTGTTGCATTCGCCGCCGCTGCAACCGCGCTCTCAGCTGAGGCCGCCGCTGCATTCGCCCGAGCTGTGGCATTTTCAGCCGCTTCTCTGTTGCGCTCGACATAACTTATAAGGCTCTCGGATTCATGGCCGCCCATGTTCACCGGCGACCTCTCGACGTCAATCACAAAGTTCGCTGTAGCCTTCTTCATTCCCGTCCGTTCGAAAACAAGCTCCGCTATGGCCTTTCCGGGTGCCGCTGTCATCTGCTCCTTGATGTCGACTATGACACGCCCGGCCTCGTTCATTCCGCGAGCTACCGGATTCGAATAGACATTTCCGTCAGCCTTCAGAATGTTGATCGTGACTTCCGGGACGCCATAAGTCTGATCAAAAATAGTGTCGCCTTCGCGAATATCAAATACCCACTGCCCGCCAAACTCGCCCTCATTTGCGTGCACGATCTGCACCGCGTTCTCATAATTGGGCACCGTGTTGAGTTTATATACGATCATGTGTCACCTCGCTGCTGATGCATACTCCTGCATCAGATCCCTAAGCGTCTTGTTGAGTGTCTTCTTGATGGTTCCCAAGCTCATAGATGTATACTGCTCCTTGATGACGTCCCAGACGAGCTTAACAACCTTAACTTCCTCGGATATCCCGAGGGGCTGATATATGACTTTCACTGTGTCGCAGAGTCCGATATGCCTTTGTGGCAGTCTGCCGACATACTCCGCCATCTTCGACAACTCGTAGCCGGTCAACGTGATGTTCGTTGCGACGTTCCACGGCTTCTTTTTGATTTCAGCATTATTTTGCGAATCCGCTTTCGTTTCGAAGACCATATCCTGCTTCATTTTGGCTGTCAGGTCGATCAACTTGTAGTTCGGCAGGATCCTGACCGGTGACTGATCGCTTCCCATCCAGAAAAACGGCTTATACTGCAAATTATTGTCATAAGTCGAGTACGCCACCATGCCGGTGTACGTCTCGGCACTGGATGTCTCCCCGGTGATGTCGCCGATATTGACGCCGTACCGGTAAACAACTCCGGAATTCTGGCCGCGTTCCGCGAGGAATTCGACCTTCCAGCGGTCATACCTTACCTCGCCGTATCCGATCTCATCCGCGATCGACCCGCTCACTCCCTGAATGTAATCGCGCAGCCTGACAGGGGTCTTTATGCTAGTCTGGATTGGGTCTTCTATGTCCGTGTAGTATGTCAAAACGGAAGCATGTTCGGGATAGTTATAAACTCGCGTTCCGTTATCCAGATAGCTATAACCGATGATAGAATTTTTAAACTGCGCGAATCTCTGTTTGACAGTCAGCTCGCTTTGCATCTGGCCGTTAATATACAGTCCGCAGTTGATCATCCCGACATGCTTTGCGGAGATCTTCATGGTCTTGATCCCGCGTTTGACCTTATAGATAACAAAGGGCTGCACGCGCCCGGTGTCGTCATAAGGAGCGCCGATATAACGGTATTCACAGATTGCATTGGCCCTTATGCCGTTCGTTGGGTACTCTGCCTCTAACAGACAATCACCGTTCCGCGATTCCGTGACCTTGCAGCTGATGATATCTGTCATTCTTCCGAGGCCGTTTGAAGTAAATGCCAATTCCGTAAAATCAAAAAGCTTAGGAATCATATCATGTACCACCTCGGATAGAATTCGAATTCGCCGTGCAAGCTCCTGACCGTAACGGTCTTTCCGGCCGGAATGCAGAGCGTCTTATACTCATTCGGGTAGCTCTCAATGATCGCTCCGTTCGCGCCGGCAAGGAGACCCGGAAACTGACAGGTAGCCTCATGAATTTCAGCATCGTACTTAATGTCGTTATCGAGATAATCATAAGCAGAATCGCTCGCCTTGAATTTAATCTCGCCAATGACACTCTCCAGATCGTCATACACGCCGATCTCGTGCCGCTCGCTGTCCCTTATCTTTGCGATTATGACAGGATACGCATCATAGCTTGTCGGATTCGACAGGATAATTTCTTCTCCTTCTGTTATGATCCGCGGGACATCACCGTCAATGAGGTATTTTTGCGGCATTGCCTGAAACTTCAAATCGAAACGTCCCGACCTGTTGAGTGTCCTGACTTCCGGCTCCAACGGGCTGAGCGCCCTGGCCATCCGGTAGTACTTCGGATGATAGCTGTCGGTCAGCTTATAAAGATTATCCGTGTGAGCATTCCACCACTCAGAAAATGCATCCCATTTTTTGTCAAATCCCCTGGCAATCCATGCCGGATATGTAATGTCGACATGCGACCAAGACCCGACATAAGTTATCAACCGCCCAGGTCTGCCCGGAACCTCAACGGTCTCAATCTTCCGCTGAGGTGTTACCCAGGATCCCGTCCCGCTGATGTTGACGCCGAAGTCAAGCGAGCATTTTGAGTCATATACAAAGTATCCCATCACTTGCCTCCGATCATGTCGTTAATCTTATCAATTACCATGTCTGCAAGCTCTTCCTCATCCTGTCCCGGAGCGCCGTAGACATTAACGGTAAATCCGCCGTAATTTGTCGTTGAGCCAGCTCCGGCGAGGGCCGGAAGATATGCGCTGTCTCCACTGCTGAGGATTGCCCCGGTCTTTCGATACAGATCAAGAGCTCTTGCTCGTTTTGAAGAAGCGAGTGGAATAACAACTTCCGGCTGATTTCCTTCAGCCAGGAAAGAAAGCTGCTCCTGCGTGACAAATCCGCCTTCTGCGTGTCCGGATACCTTGCTGACGATTTCCTGTACGGTACGCGTGACATTCTGCACAACATGAACAACAGCAGTCATCGGTCTGCTTAAAATGCCCTGCATGGTCGACCATGCGGAGCTTGCCGCGCTGGCGGCGTTGTTAACACTTCCTACATTACCATTCATCGGACTCGCGATAATCGGCACCATGGACCCGTGTGCCGCGCTTGCCGCAGGCGGTCCGCCATTGACAGCATTAATCTGGCCCTGCATTGGCTGTGTGACAATCGTATTCATCCCCGCCTTTGCAGTTGTGGCCGCGGCATTGCCGCCGTTGACCGTGTTGACATTTCCGGTCATCGGCTTGGAGATGATATTACTCATCTGCGTCTTGGCTTTATTCGCTTCCTGCGTTGTCCGCTGTACAGGTCCGACTTTGCTTTGAAGTTTGAGCGCCTGGAAAATGTGCTGCATGCTGTTGATGCCGTTCGTTGCTTCCGCCTCAGCTCCTGCCGTGTCTACAGTCGGCTTGATAGGCTCCGCGCTGATCGCGTGGATGTTATCAATCGCATTCTGCCGCAGTGCTTCCATCTGCGCTTCTGTCTGCGCGGTCGTTTCCGCTGCCGCGGCCTGCGCCGTAGCTCCGGCTTCATTTGCCGCAGTCCCGACACCCGCATAAGCTTCCGCCGCCTTGTCGATCGCTTCAGGGGTTCCTTCGGCCGCGATCTTCATGGTCTCATCAAGACCCTGCACCTGTGCGTCCGCTTCGGCTGCCGCGGCTGACGCTTTTTCGTAAGCGCTTGCCGCCTTATCGAGTTCTGCGTTATAGCGTTCCTGTGCGGCTTTGGCTTTCTGCTGTCTCTCTATGCCCGCGCCGGTCGTCGCATCGGTGGCCGTGAGTGCAGACTGCAATTCTTCCTGTGCGGTCTTCGCGTTCTTGACCGCTTCTGTGTATGTGTCTTCGGCTTTCGTAAGTGCCTGATGTGCTTCTGCCTGTCCTTTCAGGGCGTTCGCGTAGTCCGCCTGAAATGCCTGCTGTATAGCCTGCTCCTTAAGTTTCGAAATGTTTGTATCGATCGCGCCGTTGATCTCTTCCAGCGCGGCTTTGGAATTTTCTGCCTGGGCAATAAATTCCGTGGAGTAATCCGTGCCCATCGCGGCATTGAGCTCATTGAGCGCAAAGTTTGCCGTCTGTTCCATACCCTCCTTCAGGTTGCCCTCTGCGTCATAGCATGAATTGAGCATATCCTGATAGTAAGACAATCCGGAAGCCGCCGTTTGGATACCCGACGCGCTTGATTCGATCGCGGATCCGACACCGTCAACGTGCTGAGCTGCCGCATCCGCAGCACTGGCCACCTCTGAAACACGGTTAGAAAATTCTATTTGCTCCGCTGTCGCTTCTCTTGACTTCGCACCTGCGTCTGCCATGACCGCACCGAGCGCCGCCAAAGGAAGGACGACCGCGCCGGCGGCCAGTCCAATACCGAGGGTGCTGGTGGACAGATATGCCCCCATTCCGCCTGCGGCCTCGACCGCACTTGTAAATTCGCCGACTTTCTTTGCGACAGTGCCAACTCCGCTTACGACCTGCCCGGTCGTTGTCACGACTTTTCCGAATATGGAAATACAAGGACCTGCCGCGGCCGCAACTGCCGCCCACTGCACAACACTTGCTTTCTGCTCCGAGCTGAGGGCATTGAAAGCCGTTGTTGCTTCCGTGACCTTATTAAATCCAGCCTCGATTGCCGGTGCGAATTCCGTGAGGATCGCCTGACCGGCTTCGATGCCTGAATTCTTTATCCGGTTGACCGCCTTGTTAAACTTAGAGCTTGTTGTGTTCGCAACCTTGTCAAAAGCTGTCTGGGTAGCTCCGGCAACCTTGCTCATAGAGTCGAGCGCTTTGTTGAATTCCTTCGCGCCGTTCGCCGCAATATTCATCGCCGCCCTGCCGGCACGGACATTTCCGAACATATCGCCGAGCTCTACGCCGGCCTCGTCAGCTCCCTCGATCACGATACCGAGAACATCAGCAAAAGAAGCACCGGAATCCATGAGTTCATGGAAGCTCTTGCCGGTCTTCTCCTTCAGGATGTCACTCGCCTTAGTCCCTGACTTACCCAGCTCGTTAATCATCGAGTTGAGGTATGTCGTGGATTCAGCTGTCGATACACCGTTCTTAGTCATTGCGACATATGCAGCCGCGACATTGTCAAGATTGACGCCGTATTCCGCTGCTGTCGGAATGACTGTACCAAGAGACTGGCCGAGCTGTGCGACCGTCGTTTTACCTAAGTTCTGGGTAGTGATGAGCTTGTCGGAAACTGCTGTTGCCGCGTCCGCAGAAAGCCCGTAGGCGTTCAAAATCGTCGTTAAGGTATCAACGGACGTCGTGACATCCGTAAAGCCTGCTTTTGCCAATTTGGAAGCGTCAGCCACAAACCCGACAGCCTCACCCGTCGAACGTCCGGCGGAGATTGCCTGATATGTCGCCTCGGCTAGATCTGACGCTCCTATTCCGGTTGTATTGGACAGCTCTTTGATTTGCTTTTCCATGTCGGACATGGACACTTCAGACTCGTCGGCGATCGTCGAGACTTTCGCCATCCCGTCTTCAAGCCCGGTGGCCAGCTTGACAGAGGCAGCTCCGGCCGCCATGATCGGCGCCGTCACCGTAGTTGTGAGTTTATCTCCGACCTGCGTGATATTCTGCCCGAGCTCCTGGAGCTTCTGCCCGGCCTTCTCAACTTCCTGCCCCCATACGGTGAGAAGATTGTTCTGTGCGAGCTGGCCGTTCAAACGGTTGAGCTCGTTTTGAGCATCCGCGAGAGCCTGCTTCCATTTGAGCGTCCTCGTGTCGGCTTCGCCGTACTTTTCAGATGCCTTCTGGACCATCTGCGCACACTGTTCAATATGCTTTTTCTGGTCCTTGATGGCATCCCGGAGGAGCTTTGCACGTTCCGCAGCCTTTTTCATTGCAGAATCGTTTTTGCTAAAACTCGACTCCGTAGCCGCAAGCTCACTTTTGAGGGTCTTCGTGGCCTGTATTATATTTTGCATCTGCTGGCGGTACTGCGCTTCTCCTTCGACGCCTATCCGCGGGCCAATATTAACAGACATTGAATTCCCTCCTTACTCCATTCTTATGATCTCATCATATGTCTTTTTTCGCGATTTCTGTTCCGCGCCGCCTTTATAAATGGACATACATGCAATGAGGTCGCACATCATCCCGTATGATGTGCGACCCGTTTCCTCTTCATCCATATTGAGCATGTGCCCGTAAAAAACGTACCATGCCCAGTTTAACGACTTTACTGTGCGGCGCTTTCCGCGTTTCCCGACTTATCTTCTGCCACCTCGACAGTGCGCTCACTGTCTTTCTTTTCCTGCTCCGTGAGGGCTGCTTCGAGCTCGGTGAAAACATAAACCGGAAGATCTACAAGGTCCTGGGGCTTCAAAGCCGCTCCGCCGTGTGCCTTGACGTATGCCTTGCTCATAATTACTGCTTTCTGTACGATTGCAGATGCATACGAGCGCTCAGGATTCTTGACAATCCAGTCATTGAGCTCACAGTGTGCCCACACACTGTAGTAGAATCCGTATTCCTTTCCGTTGATCTTAAACATTCAAAACTCCTTTATGAAATGCTGAATACCGTTTTGATAACCGCCTCAGCTTCCGCCTCGGTGGGATAGTCTTCTTTTCCGACTCTCTTCCACTTATGCTTTGCATCATCGCCGCGAAGAATGGCGGCGCTGAGTGCCTGCGTCTGGTAATTCTTCTGCTCCTCAGACGTGGCATGTGCGTTCTGAAGCTGATTAAACTGAGTCTTTACGATGATCGTCGGGCAGAAAGACGTAACGCCGTCTGACTGATAGCGTGCGACATATCCAACTCCCATATACGGGACTACCTGATCATCATCGTAGTCAAGAAAATCGCTGTCAGATGCTGCGTCCGGGATTCCCATAATAAACTGCTCGGATTCCTGAAAAAGCCCGTCGACTGTCAGGTTGAGCGTGCCGCCGGTAAAGGTTCCGGCATCCGTCTCGGCTGCCTGATTGTCAGCGTAAAAAACATTGTCCTCAGCACTATCCGGTTCGATCGAGACATCGACACCGCGGGCCAGCTTCCTGCCTTCGCTGTACGAGATCACGCCATCATTGCAGGCGTATTTAGCTACATACGGGAGAGAAAACCCCGTGCATACTTTTCCAGCTGCTGCCATTTGG